TCAGGCTTTCCGCCTCAGGTAAATGAAAATAGCCCACAGGATGGCCGCGATGCAGCACAGGCGGCCGATATATGCAAAGCAGTTGTCGTACCACCGCAGCCGCTTTCCGGCATGTACGGGCCGATGCACAACGACGCTGTCGGAGCGTACCACCACCAGCGTGTCGGTGCGCAGGCGGTAGCGAAAAACGGTGTCGGCCCGTGCCGACAGCCTGTATCGGGTTCGCTCAACATACTTGGTGACGGTGTCGCCCTTCTGCACTATGCTGATGCTGTCGCGGAAATATACGCTGTCGCGCAGCGTTGCCGTTCTCATCGTGCTGTCATGACGGTGCGCGGCGGTGTGTGTCACATCATGCCGCGCCCGGTAGGCCTCATTCCTTGTAGTGGCGCACCCCGCCATCAGCAGGGCGCACGCCATCAATGCCAACAGTCTCATAGGCTACAGCTCCGTTTGTACGTTGAAGCAGGGGCACGCCTTGCTTGAATACTCGTTGTGCCCGTGAACGCTTGCCCCCGGGTGCTCACGCCTCAGCCGCTCCACCAAAGCGCGCAGAGCGGCCCTCTGCGCCTCCGTGCGGGTGTCCTTGGGCGTCTTCCCGTCGGCGGTCATGCCGCCCACGTAGCAAACGCCTATGCTGCCAGCGTTGTGCCCCTTGCAGTGGGCGCCGCTCTTGGCCACGTCGCGCCCCTTGTGTACGCTGCCGTCACGGCAGACCACGTAGTGGTAGCCTATGCCGTCAAAGCCGCGCGCCCTGTGCCACCTGTCAATGTCTGCCACGCTGAAGTCCTTGCCCTCGGGCGTGGCCGTGCAATGCACTATTATCTCGTTTATCTTACGCATAAGTTAAAGATTAAGAATTAAGAGTCAAGAACCATGGATTGCTAATAGCCGTTTTGCGGGTCTCTGTGAGCGCAGTTCCTCACCACGCACCTGTATCGGTGCAGCTCCAGCTCCAGTTGCGCCTTCTGGCGGGTCGCCTCGAGCACGTCGGCATTGAGCCTCCTCACCACCTCGTTCTGCTCCGCAAACCGCTGCTCCTTCTCCTTCAGTTGCGTCTGCAAGAACAGCATGGCGTCACGCAGCACGCCAAACTCAACGTTGTCGGCCTCGGCCTCTTCCTTGCGCCGGTTGGTCTTGCGGTTGAGCATGTACCTCACCGCCTCCCATCCGCCCACCGCCGTTATCGCCGAGGCGGCCATCTCCATTATCGTAGTCAGTTCCATGCAATTACATTTAAGTTGTTGCTATTGCCGATATCTTCGACATGTCCACCTTGTACCACTTGCCTGGCGAAGTGTTGTAGGCCACCTCGCGGTAGTAAACGGTGCCCATCACATACTTGTTGGCGGCCCTGACAACCTGCAGAACCGTGGCCGTGGCTACAGAAGGAGGGCCGAGCCTCACTACGGCCATGCCGAAATGGGTGCCCGACAAGCCCGCCGGGGCGTTTGCCACGTCGGCCCGCCGCCCGTAGTAATGGCCGGGCGTGACCATGGTGTTGAGGTCGGCCCCAGCCGGGAGCTCCAGCGACAGCAGCGCGGCGTTGACGCGCCGCTTGTCTTCCGCCGACATCAGGCCGGCCGCCGACGTGGTGGCCGTGGATTTCGTGGCGAACATGCCCACGGCCTTCTTCCAAAGGTGCCTCACACCTTCCCTGTCCAAATACTTTCCCATGCCAAGAATTGAAAGCTAAGAGTTGAACGTTAAAGCTTGAAACTCAAGATTTGGTGGCCTCATCAATGTCGGCCGTGGTCATGGCCTCGTCGTGGGTGTAGAAATTGCGGGTGAGGAACTGGTGCTCGTCATACCACGGGCTCCACTTTCCTTGCGGGAACAAGGGTGTGTCTTTTGTGCCGTTGTTCATCATCCTGAACACGACACGGGGTTCATCACTGAACACCGCGGGCTGCATCCCGGGCCGCAAAGACGGAGGGAGGATTGACTTGTAACACCACGCGCCCTCAGCGCCTTCCTCCCATCCAAACAGCGGGAAATTTCCGACAAGCCTCTGTGCTACAAACTTGTGTTCATGTGTAATCCACATTTCAAGCATGCCAAGCACGCTGCCTTTGTACATCACCCGATATATCGAGGGCAGATTGCCCTGATATATATATTGCATAATCTCAGGGTCGCTCATGGAATCCACGTCCTCAAGCTGTATTGCGGGCACGGTGTCCGACTTCATGATGCCGTCCAGCTTGGCCTTGTCCTCCTTGCTCATCAATCCGTTTGCCGCCGACGTTGCCAGGCCGTAGCGAGTGTCTGTGGCTGGGATGCCCAGCTTGGTTATGTCTTCCTTGGTAACCAGCGCGGCCGATATCACGTGGCCCTCGGCGTTGGTAGCAAACTTCCACAGGTTGGTGCCAAACCCCTTGCCCTTGGCCATGGCGTGGGCGTAGGCCGCCTTGCCCTTGTCGCCGGGATATGCCGTCGAGCTGGTCTCGCCCAGCGCCAGGCTCGCGCTAATCTCGGTCAGGCCGCTACCGCTCCAACGGTATGTCTTGTTGCTCAGCACGTCGACGTATATCTTTCCCGCCTCGGCCTTGCGCCCGTAATGATTGCCATTTAAAACGACCCACTCGTCGCTGTATTGCTCGGAGTCAGGGTAACCATCCAGGTTCCCCCAGTCTGTGTGGTAGGTCACCTTGCCGGCCTGGGTGGCCTTGGCAACGAAACTCCCCGTCGTCTTGTTGAACACCACCACGGCACCTGCGTTCAAGGTGAAGTTCTCCTCCACGGTCACGCCGCTCACCGTACCGGCAAACTCCAGCATGTCGTCCACAAAGCCCGGCAGTTGCGCCGCGGGCACCTTGCCTGAGCTGTCGAGCGAGGCCACGCCGCCGGGCAATCCCTTTTTAAGCCCGCCGATGGCCGACTGCACAAAGGCTGTGGTGGCTATCTGCGTGGTGTTGGTGCCGGCCGTGGCCGTCGGGGCCTTGGGCGTGCCGGTGAGCGTGGGGCTGGCCGTCGGGGCCTTGGCGTCGAGGGCCGCCTGGAGGCCGTCTACGTTGCCTATCACGTGGTTGTGGCTGTCGTCGTTCACGCTAACCACACCGCCCGTTATCGTCACGTCGCCGCCGCTCTTCACGCCGCCGAGCGTCGAGCCGTTAGCGGCCGGCAGTGTGTACCTTGCCGCGTTGATGGCATCACGTTTGGCATTGTCTACCAATGCCTTGATTTTTCCCCAAAGGTGCTTTACACCTTCCTTGTCCAGATACTTTCCCATAACAAATAAATTAAAAGTAAAAAATTAATAGTCAAGAGTCAAACGTTAATACTTAATACTTAAAACCTAATATTTGGTGGCCTCGTCTATCTCGGCGATGGTCAGGGCGCCGTCTTCGCCGGGGCCAAGCCGTGCCACAGGCGCGCCAACCAACCGCTCATCCTTTACGAACGGGAGCGTGGTGCCTGCGTCGGGCTCTGCCTGCGGAAGCCGCGCAATGTCTACCATACCGTCGGTAAGGGCTTTTATACGGCCCTCAACGTATACGCGAATCTCATCGTCAGTCATAAGCATTCCCCCATTGCCGTTTTATTTTTCATTTCTGATTTCTAATTTTTCATGCCTCCAGCCCGCACGTCACCAGGCCCACGCCACGGCCCTCTCCCTTGTAACAGAGCCTCACGTCGAGCGTGTCGCCGTTGCCGAACGGAACGGCGGGGGCCGCCCCCCGGGAGCCCCCCACGGTGGATGCCCCCGAGAATGTCACCACGCCCGACGCCCCCGAGGCTATCGCCACGGCCTCCTTTTGGGCTAAGGCCACCCACGCCGACTGCTCCGTGCGCGACTTCTGGATGTAGCAGCCCAGATGGCCGCCGGGGGTGAACGTCACCTGCGCCAGCTGCCTGTTGGTGACGCGCACCCCAACCTCATAGCGTATGTCGTAGCCGCCATCCATGCGGTTGGCAAAGTATGCCCTGCCGCCCGCCACGGCCATGGCAACGTCGGGCGTGGAGTTCACGTATCCGTTGCCGTCGAGCCGCCAAACCACCTCGCCACGGGCGTTGGTGCCCACAAGGTAGGGCTTGCCCTCGCCGTCGACGCCCATGGCCACGCTCGCAGCCCCGCCCGCCTTGCCGCCCGCCTTCAGGCTTCCCGCCACAAGGTTGCCGTCGGCGTCGACGGCCGCCGTGGCCTCGCCCCTGTTGTTCATCACCATGAAGCTGTCGGCCGTCACGGTCACCTTACGGTTGGCTATGTCGATGCCGGTGGCTTGCAGCCCTTTGGCCATGCCGCCAACGAGCATGGCTATGCCGTCGGCTGTCTGCGTGAGCCTCGTGCCCACCATCACGGCCACGTCGGGCACCACCTGTATGTCGGTCACGCGGCACTCGCCCCGCTCCAATGCCACCACGAGCTCGCCCGGGGCACGGCGCAAGGCCACCCCGTCCGTGCCGCCAATGGCTACCGTGCGCCACCCGCCGGCCTCGACATCCACGGCCTCAACATCCACGCCCGAGCCTTCCAACCCTACGCGCAGGCGGCAGCCGCCATCTGTGGCCACGCGCATAGACACGCGCGCCCTCAGCGGCACGCCGTCCTTGCCAATGCCCAGCGCGCCCCAGTCGCAAGCCATGTCGGCGGCCGACTGGTGCAGGGCCGTGGCCGCACCGGCGGGCGCGAGCCTCGCACAGGGCACGCCCTGCCACCAAGCGGCCACGACGCCGCCCTCGACGCTCCACCGCTCCAGCCCGTCGGCAAACGTGCCGTTGGCCACCACGCTGCCCGCGGGCTGCCGCCGCCACACCTCCTGCCTCACCTGCTCGGCGCTCTGGGCCACCGCCGACATGCCCGCCACGGTGTGCTGCCTCCCGTAGGCGTCGGAATATGCAAACTCGCGCTGCGCCACCTGACGCTTCACGTCGTTCTCTATCGTCTCGCGGAACGTGCCCAGGCGGTTTATGGCATAGTCGGCCCGGCACTCCACCACCCCGCCCCCGGGCAGTGCCACGCCCGCCACCACGGCAATGGTGCCGCCGTCGCCCGTCGCGCCGGTCACCTCCACTGTGTCGACGCCGTCGACTGACGCCGTGCACCCCATGCCACGCGCCGACACCAGGCGGCACTCGCCCGTGATGTCATCGCCGGTGCCGCGCACAACGTTGAGCGCCAGGACGCTCTCCGACAGCTCGAACACGCCCGGGGCGGTCTCCGTGGCCACGAGGCTCACCGGCGAGAGCCATGCCCTCACGGCGTTGTCGGCCCCGTCGCGGCCGGGCGTGCCGTCCTTGCCCGGGGCCACCTGCTGCTCCCACCCGCCGCCGTGGCCGGGCTCACTCTCGGTGCCGCCCGGGGCCACGCACAGCCACAGGCCGCCCGCGTGGCCCACCTGGTCGTAGTAGGAGTAATGGATGCCCGCCTGCCACGCGCCACGGTGGCACGGCACGCGCACCGCCCCGCCGTCGGTCTCTATCTCGAAGCGGCGCGCACGGAACACGTTGCCCGAGCGAGGCGACATCGACGTCATGCAGCGGCCCGTCAGGCTGTAGGGCCCGGGGCCGTCTGGGCGGCCCACGCCGGCATACTCCTCTATCGAGGGGGCGCGCTCGCCCACGGCCGAAAGCAGTATCAGGTGCTGCCGCCCGGGGTCGGTCTGGCTGCCCTGCTGCACTATCTCGTCGCCCGCCATGGGCGCGTCGTTGGCGTCGGCGTGCCATTTCATGCCGTCGGCGTCGCCACCGTCGAAGGTGGTGTCGTAGCCCACGCAATCCACCGCCCCGCCGTCGGCGCCGGCCAGCGTCACCGCCCTCTCGTTGGACAGCTCCACCCAGTCGTATTCGCGCCCGTCGTCAAGCGTCTCCGTGCCCACGGCCGTCACCAGCCGCCAGTAGTAGCGGTTGCCCGCGTTGCCCGTGCGCGGCGCGCGCCAGCCCAGCGGCGTGCCGTCGCCGTCGGCCGACACGGGGCGCTCGCCGAGTGCCAGCAGGCGCGCCCGGGCCGCCTCGGGCCCGTCGATGTTCATCGTCTGGCACTTGGCCTGGTCGCCCACGCGCCACCAGTTGCGCGTGCGCATGGTGCCGTCGTCCTTGGCAAAGTAGCACCGCCAGGCATAGGGCCCGGCCCCCTCGCCGTGGCGCAGAGGCCTGACGCGGCATATTCGCGAGGCAGCCGCGCTGAGCACCATGCAACCGCCGCTGTACGACAGGCGGCGCACCTCCAGCTCGTCGAACATCGCCTTTACGCGCACCATCAGCTCGTCTACCTCCAGGCGGTAGCGGCCGCCCTCGGTCTTGTGCAGCCCGAAGCCCCTTGACCCCGCCTCATAGCCGGGGCTTTCAATCATGGTGGCCACGAGCCCACGGGCAAAGGTGGCCAGCCGCTCAAAGGCCACGTCCGACGTCATGCGCCGTATGGCCGCACGGGCAATGTCGGCAGCCTCGGCCGTCACTCCGCCCAGCGTGGCGTTGCCGTCGGCGTCGATGCCGCGCGTGCCGTCGCCCAGCAGCAGCCCCTTAAGGAAGGTTATCACGCCCTCGGCCGCGTCGTCGGCCTTGCTGCTGAGGAACTCGCCGCGCACGGCGTCGGTCACGGCGTCGGCCACGGCCGCCCACCGCGCCGTCTGTGCGTCGCCAGCCTTGTCGGCGTAGGCCGCGCTGTCTGCCCGGCCGGCCTTTCCTGCGCGGTCGGCGTGCGCGGCGTGCAGTGCCTCGTCGGCTGTTCGCACCGCCCTGCCCGCCTGTGCCGCCCCCGTGGGCGCAGCGCCGTTGGCCGCCCCCTTGGGCTTGATTATGGTCTTTACGTCTATCATTGGCTCATCGATTTCAGTTTCAGCCCGGCCGTGGCGCCCATCAGGTCGCGGTCTATGCCGAGCACATACATTTCGCTGCCTATGGCCGGGTGCACGTAGCGGTCGAACATCGAGGCCGTGCAGCCAGCGTCGTCCACCTCCTGCTCCAGCTGCAGGCGCGGCTCGCAGTTCTCCTCGTGGCAAGCGTCTACATACAGCTGCTCGGGCTTGCCCTCGCGCCCTGTGGCCACGTCGCGCAAGGTGGTGGCCCCCACGCCCGTGGCCGTGTCAACAGCCACCGAGAGCAGCGCGCCGTTGGCCACGCCCATCTCCTCGCACTCGCGGGCCGTCAGGGCCGAGTGTATGCGCAGCTCCACGTCGTCCTTGCGGTTTGCAAACCCTCCCCGCGCCTCGCTCATGTACACTATGTCGCCGTCGGCGGTGGTGCCGCCGCGGGCGTCGCTCTCAACCCTTATCTCCAAGTCCTTAACCACTATGGCCGAGGTGTGGGCCAGCAGGCAAACGCTGCTCTCGGCCCACTCCGTGTGGTGCCAGAAGTCGGGCTCGCGGCTCACGCGCGTGTCCTTCCACATAGTGTTCACAGGGCCGAGTATGGTGAAGCGCACCGAGCCGTTGAGCCCGTCGGAGCGCCTCATGGGGATGCACGTGCCGCGCGCGTCGATGCCCAGGCTGAAGTTGTTGTCCTGCACGCTGAACTCCGACCCCAGCAGCCTGTCGCCTATCTTCGGGTCGATGCCTATGGTGAACGACTGGCGGTAATACTCCTCGTCGCTGCCGCACGCCTCGCGCTGACGGTAGTCGCGCCACTCGAAATCGCCCGGCTGCCCTGTGCCGCCTTTCTCCACCAGGCACTTTCCGCCGATGGTGAGCATGCAGCACAGCACGCCCACCTTCGATATGTTGTCCTTGCTCTGCCCTATGGAGCTGTAGCGGAACTCGTAGAGCTTGCCGCAAGCCTCGTCGCACGGGTAGAAGCCGTAGGCGCCGCCCGGGTCGTCGGCGGGCTCGTCGGCCGGGGTCTCCGCCGCCCAGAAGCGGCGCGTGAAGTAAGAGCCGCCCACGGTCTTGCCCATCCAGCGGGCTTTCCAGGCGTCGGGGTATGCAGGGCCCTGAGGGCTGAACTTGTCGATGCCCTCCTGCAGCGTGCCCCACTCGGGCACCGACCGCCGGGGCACCAGCGTCACCCGGCCCGTTATCACAATGTAGTTGGTCACGGCGTCGTCGGACGGAGAGAACGCGCCACCGCCCACGTTGCCCGCATACTCGGCCATGGGCACGCACGCCCGCAGCGCGAGCGACATGTCGGCGGCCGCCCGGGCCTCGCCAGTGACGCCGGGGCTCGACAGCGGGGTGCTCAGCACCAGCCACGCCGACATGGAGGGCGACGTGGGCGAGTTGTCCTTGCCAGCCACGTCGACGGCGCACTGCCCTACCGACAGCAGCGCGGCCCCGGGCGCGCGGCCCAGCCGCTGGGGCACGCGCTCCTGGTGGCGGCCGTCGGCCGTGAGCCCCATCATGTCGGAGCGGCCGCCGTCGTAGGTGTAGAAAGTCCAGGAGGGCGCGTCCATCACCTGCACGTACCACTCCGTCACCTTGGCCGCGTCGTATTCGGTGCCCTTGCCCATGAGCATGGCGCGGAAGGCCGTGAGCGCCGTCGAGCCCTCGCCCCCGCTCCTGTAGGTGGTCATGTACTTCTGGCGGCGGGGGTATGCGGGGGCCATCGCCTTGCTGTCGAGCGGGCTCTCTATGATGCGCCCGTCGCCGGTGGTCTTGCACGTGAGCAGCACCTGGCTGAACACCTCGCCTATGCTCACCTGCGCCGACGTGCCCCACGCCGTGGCGGCGGTGATGGCGTGGGTGCGGTGGGTGGTGGCCAGCGGGCTGCCGCCGCCGAGGTCGTGCCATGCGATGGTGCGCTCGCCGCCGACCGCCTTCAGCGTCTGCCACGAGAAGACGAGGAAGTCGGTGCCCTGCTGCACCATGTGCAGGTCGAGGTATCGCAGCGTCTCTCTTACTACTTCGTCCATGCCCCAGGCGTCGTCTTCGGTGTCGCCCAGGAACAGCAGCTCGCTCACCGCCAGCCGCGAGAGCACGCCCGCCCCTGTGTCGGAGCCGATGGCCCGGCTGCCGTCGTAGAGCAGGCGCACGCCCCCGCCCAAGCCCGCCGCGACGCCCCCGATGGCGGCCTTTATGACATGGGCGAAACTGCGCTGCCGCGCGGCCCGTTTCAGGGCCTCGAACGATACGTCCGGCGAGCCCGCGCCGCCGTAGCGGAAATACTGCAGGGCTGAGAGCGCGTCGATGCAGTTTATCTCAAGCGTGTCGAGGGCCTCGGCAAACGGCTGCGAGTAGGCCATGGGCTCTATGTAGCCCGCGAACACACAGCGGCCATTGCTGCTCACCATGGCCACGGCGTCGAGGCACGACGCGCAGAACAGCGAGGGCACGAAGCTGCGCGAGAGCAGCCGTATGGTGCACGAGTGGCGCAGCAGCACGTCGTCGGTGCCGTTGGCCTCGGCCCTGATGGCAACAGGGGCATCGGCGTCAAACCACAGCCCGGCCTCCTCGGTGCCTATCTCCATGTCGGCCGCGCCGCCGGTGCGGGTGGTTATCTCTACGGCCACCGTGTCGCCAAGCCGGTTGATGAAACTTCCGTGTATCTTCATCTGAATTTGCTTTTGGGGTTCAACTGTACTTGCGGCCGCTCTTTCCGGCCACCGTCTTCGTCTCATGAATAACCCGGACCATCTTGCGGGCGTCGAGGCCCAGGCTTACGTTCACATTGGTCACGGCGGGCTCTACGATGCCGGATATGTCGCCCATGGCGACCGTGGGGCGCACCTCGGCCGATGGCAGGCACCTGAGGCTGCCACTCACCAAGCCGAACAGGCGCGCCTGCTGGGTCTTGTTGAGTATCATCTCGCCGCTGTTCACGCGCACAAACTTCCTGTCGCCCGACGGCGAGCCGCCGCCCACTATGCCGCCCGTGGCAAAGGCCGTGGCCTGCCTCACGCTCGCTATCATGGCCGTGAGCTGCGCCAGGCCCGTGGCCGCAAAGGCCACCCACTCCCACGGGCTCGCCTTGCCCGCCGTAGAGGTGGCCTTGGCATAGCCCAGCGCCATGGTGGCCACGGCCTGTGCCACCGTGCCCGCTATGTTGAGCTCGGGCATCTCAATGGCCCCGCCAAGCCCCGAGAGGGCCTGCCCCATTGAGCCTATGGCGGCGGTGGCCTCCTTCAGGCTCTCGCCGGCCTTGTCTGCGTCTTCGCCCATCACGCCTATCTCTATGGGCTTCATGCCATTGTCGCCAAGTTTCTCAAGCTCGAGGTTTATCTCCGCTATGTCTGCAAGGGCCTTGTCCTTGCCTATCAGCCCTATCTCGTAGTCTTGCTGTATGCGGGTGGCGCGGGCCTGCGCGTTCTGGTAGCTCTGGCGGAGGTCGGCGGCGCTGCCCTTGGCTATGTACGACGGCTCCACATCGGCCCCGATGGTCAGCTGCCCGCGCGTGGCCTCGTCGATGCGGGCCTGTATGTCGTCTGCCTTGGCCGACGCCTCAACCTTGGCCTCTACGGTCACGGCGTCGTCGAGCTCGCGCTGTGCGGCCCTGAGCTCGTCGCGCAGCTTGTCGAGCGCGGTATCTGTCTCGGCCTTGTCGGGAGCCTCAACGCCTATGCTCACCTTCAAGTCGGCATATTCCTGCTCCGTGGCCTTGTAGTCGGCCTGCAGGGCCCTTGCCGTCTCTTCGTCGGCGGCGGCGCGCAGCTGCTTGCGCAATTCAGCCAGCCGCTGCTCGTACCAGTCCATGCTGCCCTCGACGGCCGGGGCGGCTTTCGTTGGCTGTGGCGCGGACTTGGGGGTGGCGTGCCCGTCGGTGCCGAGCCCCGTCAGCCGGTCGAGTGCCTTTTTGCGCGCGTGCAACTGCTCGTTGTATGCCTTTAGCTTTGCTATCTCTTTGGTGTCGGTCGTAAGTTTCAGCTTCTGCTCCGTCTTTGCTATGGCGTCTGCCACTTGCTGCCAGTCCATCTTGTCTATTGTCAACGCCTCGCCGCCAACGCCGACAGCCATCTCCCCGCGAAGCTCCCCCATCTTGACATGCACAATATCCAGTTGCTGCTGCAATTCCTGTATCTCGGGTATCAACCCCCTTGCGCTGTCCTTCAGGTCGGCATATTCCTTGGAATCCTGCTGTGTGTCATAGCTCTTGGTCAATGGGTTATACGTAACCTTACGCGCCTTTCCTTTCGCCCACAGCTCGCGGCGCTTGGCGAAATTGCCTTCGAGCTCGATTTGCTTTTCCGCCAGCTTTGTAGCCAGCACCTTTGCCTGTGCCTCATACCCAATTTGCTTGACGTAGGCCCGGCTTTTGCTTGTGAGCACGTCATACCATTCAGCCGCAGTCTTGTGGCGGCCGAACAAGTCGCCGTAGGTGTCGTTGAGGTGGCCCACCGCGTCGGCGGTGTCCTTCTTGGCCTTGATGAGGTCGGCCAGCGACCTGGCTTCTTTGTCTATCTCCACCTTTGCGTTTGCCGCCGCGCTCTTGTAGGCGTCTTCGGCCTCGCTGAGCTCGTTGGCTTTATCCGATGCCTCGCCCATCTTGCCCACAAGGTGCTCCAGCAGCGATGTCAATGCCACCACGGCCACGCCCACCACGGTGGTTATCATAAGCCCCTTCAGGGCTATCTTGAGGGCCGTGGCCGAATATGCGCCGGTCTTCAATGCCGCGCCCAGCACCCTTACGCCGGCCGCCGCCCGCGTGCCGCTGAGGCCGCAAAGCAGCATCGCGCCACTCAACGCCTTTGCGCGCACCTTGGCCACTATCAAAGCGATGTTAAGCCTCTTTAGTCCTTTGTAGAGTGTAGTCACAGAGACAAAGGTCATACTCAATTGTGACACGAAAGTTAACACCGGCAGCATGCCGCTGACCCCATCCGCAATCCAATCGGTTACGCCACTAAACGCATTCTGTAGACGCTGCAGCCGCGCTTCACCCGTGTCGGCCATCTGCCCAAAAGCGTCTTCTATCGTGCCCGCGCTGTTTTTCATGGATTCGGTGTTCTTGGCAAACGTCTCGGCGAGATTGCCCGTCAGCGGCCCTATGGCGCGCAAGCTCTCGGCCGACCCAAACAGCTTGCCGTAAACCTCCTGCTCAAGCATGCCGCTTGAGCGCGCGTAGGTCTTTACGCTCTTGTCGAGCTGCTCAAGGAAACTTTGAAGCCCGCCTGCGGCCTTGATGGATGCAGCATTGAACGTGATGCCCATCTTCTCTGCCATGTCGGCGGCCTCGCTCGACGGCTTGACAAGCGCAGTGAACACAGCCGCCATCTGCGTTGCCACTTCGCTGGTGTTGCCGCTCACCCCCGTAAGCGTGGCAAAGGTGGCCAGAAGCTCATCCAGCTCCACGCCCAAGGTGGCGGCGTTGCCGCCTACCCGCGGCAGGGCTTGCGCCAGCTGCTCAAACGATGTTACGCCGTTCTTGGCGGCAAGCTGTATCTTGTCTTGTATGCTCCCGGCGTCGCTCCAGTCCTTGCCGTAGTTCTTGATGAGCGTAGATGTGACCTTTACCACCTCGCCCACGTCGGCAATGCCACCGACCGACGCCTTGGCCGACTTCTCCAAGTACTCTATCCAGTTGTCTTCGGGCACGCCGTTGCTTATTACTTGGTAGAGGCCGTTGGCCAGCTGGTCGCGCGTCAGGGGGATGGCCTTTCCCAGCTCCGCCACTTGGTCTTTGAGCCTGCCAAACCCCTCGACGTCCTTGCCCGCCATGGTGTTGGCCGCTTTCATGGCGTCGTCAAACTTGCGGCTGTCTGCCGTAAGGGTGTTTAGCGCGTTTGAAATCTGCGACACCGCCCCGGCAATATATTGCATTTTTTGAACAGACTGTGTAAACGTCACCAAAGCATCACGCATTTGCCCCGCTTTGCCTTTCGCCTCCTCAAGGTTTCTACCCAGTTCTTCTGCAGACATTGCGGCGGTTACAAGTTGCTCCTTGCCGTCGACATTTAGCCGAACGTTAAATTTTATTTCTTTGCTCATACTTTTAACGATTTAATGCCACTTTTACGCATTTTATTTGTATATTTGCAAAAACCTAAACACTGCATTGACATGGAGAAGAATGAGATTATCAACAAGCCAAAGGATGAGGTTACAAACAAGCCAAAGGAAATCAAGATTGAAATCAGCTGCGAGATTGTTGACGATGGCAAGACACCAAAGATTAAGTACGTCAATAGAGCGGCCACGGTGGCATTTTGGTCATTTGTTCTCATGATAGTCGGTTCTTTCCTATTTCCCGTCTATGCTATAATCCCCGCCGCAGTTTGTGCGATAGCTTTCTTAAAGGCCGTGGACAAAGTAACCGACAGAGACGCTTTCCCCGAAAAATACGAATAACTCCACCTCGTCTTACCCCTCCTCTGTCCTTCTCAGCATCTCCTCAAACCTTTCCTTGCTCTCGGCGGCAGTGGGCTGCGGATTGTTGACCTTGTGAGCCCGTTGCGCATCCCACGGTAGCGGCAACAGCTGTTGCGGCGTCAGTTTCTTTTTAAGGTGCGGCTGTATCATTATCGTGGTCATGAGGCGGGCGCGCTCCCAGCTGTCCTTGCGGTCGGCGTCGCGCTGACTGCTGTATGCCTCGTAGACATGGCCGAACTCCTCGGGCGTGAGGCCGCAAAAGTCATTGTAGGGCAGGCCGATGTTGCCAACGGCCACGCCCAACAATTCAAGTATGCCTAACTTTTTTTTTCACCGTCGCCATCATCCCCGGGGGCGTTGGCCGCCGTGGCGTTGACAGCCTCGGCCCACTCCGTGAGGTCGTCGGGCGCAAGGCTGTCGGCAAACTCCATCAGCGACATGGAGAACTCAACGCCGTCGGCCTTGCACGCCGACACGGTGCAGCAATACAGGTAGGCGCACGCGTCGGACAGGCCGCCAGACATCTCGGTGACCTCCTTGCCCGTTTCGCGCTTGAAGCGGAGCATGGCGCCCATGGTCTGCCTGCATGGGTACGCCTTGCCGTTGACAACTATCTCTATATTTTTCATTATGTGCTTGTTTTGGTTTATATGTTCATTCCATCATGCCTTGCCGGGCGATGCCGCGGCGGACTTGCCGGGGTAGACGTCGGGCTCGCCGTCGTTCTCGAGGGTCACGGTGTAGGTGGCGTCGTCTTGCGCCGGGCTCGTCTCCTCGAGCGACGCTATGACGAACTTGCCCGAAACGTAGGGCGTGGCGTCGCCGCCGCGCTGGTATGCCTTGACCTCAACGCTCTCGCCCTTGCCCCACTGCGGGGCTATCTGCTCGTAGCCGTTCTCGGTCTCGCCGTAGAAGCGCAGGCCCTCGGCGCTGATTGATATGCCGAGCCCCGTGACGCCCTTGCCCTTCCACAGGCCGCTGCTCTTGGGCGCGCTGGCCACGGGCTTTGTGGCGCGGTCTTTGGTCTCGCTGTTGAATGTGAGCGTGTGGCTCGTGCAATGGCCCACGGCCTTGCCGCCGACCATCAGCAGCAGGTCGCTGCCATTGATGTAACCTTGCTGTTCCATGTTGGTTTGGTTTTAAATCTTTAATGTGAATGTCATGCTCTGCACGCAGGCGTCGTCTTCCCACCCCTCCTCGCCGCCGGTGAGCAGGCAGCTGTGCATGGTGAGCCCGTCCGCCTGGCCTGTGGCGTGGTCGAGGGCGGCGCGCACGGCCTCGGCCAGCTCAACGCCCTCGGCGTATGCCTCGGTGTAGACGTTGACCTCAATCTCCACGGTGTCGGCGCCGGGCAGGCCCGCCTTGGTGGGGCTTTGCTCCAGCGACGCCCGGCGGTAGAGTATGTAGGGCAGCGTGGCCGTGTCGGTGGCCACGGGGAATATCTTGCGGGTGTGCCGCGTGACGGCCTCGCTCCCGATGAGCAGCTTGCGGATGATGAGCCCCGCGCTGAGTGATGTCCTTGCCATGTGCTTGATGGTTTTTATAACAGTCCTTGTTTCCTTGCGGCCCTGTCGAGGCTGTCTTGGAACTCGCCGAAGAGGTTGCGCTCCACGCTGTCGCCCGCCAGTGCCTCGGCGCGGGCCATGAAGCCGTAGCGGCCCATGCGCCCCGTGCTGCGGCCCTTTTTCCGAAACACGAGAAACTTTAGCCTGCCCCGTTTGCTGCGTTGCTTCGTGCCGTCTTCGGCCCACATCAGCACGGGCTTCTCGCGGCCAAAGCGGTTGCGGTGGTAGCCACGCTTGCCGTGGGGCTTGGCCGTGAGCATGAAGCCCGCCCCGTAGCGGTCGGGGAACACGCGGGCGCGCAGGCCTTTTGCGAGCTTGGTTTTTGTGCCGCTCCCTATGCCGCTGTCTTTCAGTGCGGCCACGGCCATCTTGCGCAGGCGCCCGCCCTCGCGGCGCATAGCGCTGCGCATGGCCTTGCGGTGGGCCTTGGGGTCGAGGGCCTTGTAGACGTCGGCGAAGGGTCTCTTGATGTCTGTTACTGTGCTGCTTGCCATGGGTGGGCTCGTTTATTCGTTGACGCGCTCGCAGATGAGCGTGTTCATGCCTTTGTCTATGTTGGGTATTACGTTGGTGACGGTGTAGAGGTGGCCGCCCTGCTGCTGCACCCGCCAGTTGTCGCCTATGGGGTGGGCGTCGCGGATGTTGAACACGGCGCGGTAGTCGGCAAAGTGCTCGCCTACCTCGTCGCTCCTGTTGCCACTCTGCCTGACACGCTCGGCATTGACAACGCGCGTCTGCGCGTAGGTGGTGCGGGCCTCGCCGAACTCGTTGCCCGACGTGGTGGGCCTCAACAGCGCCAACTTGTATTTCATTCTGCCTGCTATCATCCGTCTGCCAACTTTCTGTAGGGTTTAATCAAGGCGGACAGCGAGTCGGGAACCTGGTGCATCTGCACCGCGCTCGCGCTCTCGCGCTGGTTGTACCAGTGGGCCGCCAGCATCATTATCGCGTGGGCTATGGGCTTGGGCAACCCGCCGCCCCCGCCGATGGCTATCAACTCATCTTCGGTGCGGTTGGTGGCCGTGACAACGCTAACCTGGGCAACATCAAGCAGATGCTGCAGATACGTGTCGTCGTCGGCAAAGTCGTCGGCCCGCACGTGTTTCTTGAACAGTTCCAAACTCACTGCCGCCATGACCTCAATGTGTTAGACGCTCGGCGCTGCCTTGACCTTTGCCAGGGCGAAGGCCTCCTTGCGCAGCGTGGTGGTGCCGTAGTTTACGTTGAGAACGAAGTCGACGGCGTCTTTGCGCGCCTGGCTGTAGGGGTCGATGACAAACGAGATGTCGCCGAAGAGGCCCATGGGCTGGTAACGCCAGTCGCCAAGGCCGATGTAGCCCTCGCCGATATAGCCTGTGGTGAACACCGGCAGGCCCGCAATGTGGTCGTTCTCGCAAACCATTATGCCGCTGCCCTTGTCTTTCGGGGTTGCCTCGGCGATGGCCTTCTGGGCCTTGGTCATCACCCAGCAGAGGTGCTCGCCGTCGACGCCTGTGGCCAGCACCTTTGCCTTGATGGCGTTGAACTCCTTGAACGTGGGCTCTGCGCTCACGTCGATGGCGCTGCCGGCCAAGGCCACAAACGGGCCCAAGAGCGTAGTGGCCCCCGTAACCTTTGTGGTGCTGAACATGATTTTGTTGAGGAGCATAGTGACCGAAAGCGGCATCAGCTTCTTGACAATCATCTCCACCACGCCCTCGGTCTGGTTGATGGCCTGGCGCGTTACGGGGATGGCTATGCCTATGCGCTGGGGCGAGGCGGTGAGCTTTGACATCTTTATCTTGGTGTCGGTCAATGCCACGCCCTCGCCCTGTATGGTGGCCTCGACGGTCTCGTAGGTTGGCCAGATGTAATCGCCGGCCAGGCCCGTGGGCATGGGCAGGCCCACCTTGTTCAAAATAAGCCCCTCGACCAGCGGGTCGAGTATGTCTTGCACCTTGACCGGCACGATGCCGCCAGAGGTGGTGTCGGCAACCATCACGAGGTTGCGCACAAGCATTATCTGGGTCTGGCGGCCCGCTGCCACGTTGTCGCGGATGATGCGGCTTGCATCCTCGGCGGCGTTGGGGTTGTCGCGCAGGTGCTCGGCGGCGGCCGCCTGCATCTTCATCTGCAGCAACTGGTTCTCGCGCATCAGGGCGCCGTATTCGGCCGTCTCGGCCTCGGTGCGCTCGCGCTGCTCGCGCTCGCAGGCGTCGGCAATCTCGGCTATCCTGTCGCAGTTGGCCTGGTACTTGCCCACCAGCTCGCGGACGTTTACCGTTTTTTCCTTTCTCATACAATAACTAAACTTTAAGTGGTTAAACATTCGTTATAGCGATAGCGTTGCAGCACGGCGCATCTCACGCACTTGCTCACGCACTTTCCTTTCATTCTCCTCTTTGCCGACAGGCGGTTCGGGCTCGCGCAGTTCCTTAATCAGCTCGCGCGCCTCTACCGACGTGTCGGGATAGGCGGGGTTGTCGGTGACGGTGAAGTCGTATATGCCGGTGATGGCCTTGACGCGGTAGGTTATCACGGTGATGCCCCCGGCGGCCTTGGCCGTGCGCTCCACGCAAGCCTCGTCGTAATACCGCGTGGAGAACATGAAGCTGCACCCGCCTATGTCGCCGCGGCGTATTAGCTCGAGGGCCTCGTCGCCATGCTGGGTGGCGGGAGCTTCAAACTTGAACTTCACGCCCTTGTCGTCGACCTCGTACGACAGCGTGCCCTTGCCGTTGTTGGAGCGCGCCAGCAGCATCTGCCGGTTGTGGAACATGGTCATCTTTATGTCGCAGCCGTCGAGCAGCTCGCGGGTCACGGCCGACGGGTCTATCACTTCGCGCGCCTCGCTGTCTTCGTCTTGCCAGAGCGGAGCCGACGGGGTGTTGAACAATATGGCGTAGCCCTCTATGGTGCGGCTCAGGGCCTCGCCATCGCCCCACTCGCGCACTCGAAGGGTGGCGGGCGTGAACATCTGCCGTCTGACTATGGTGTCCTTGCTTTTCATCATTACTTATCTTCGTTTTCGGTTGTGTTATCAGTGGGTTCCGGCTGCACGCCCGGCGCCCTCAGCTCGTCGATGCCCTTGAGGTTGGCCGACACGAGCACGGCGTCGCCGCCATCCACCGGCGGGCGGTTTTCCTCCTGGCGCCACTCGTTGACGGTGTAGAGCCCGGCGGCGATGGTCTGCGCCTGGTATTTCACCCGGCTGTCGAGGTCGCAGGCATAGAGGCCGCGCCGATCGAACTGGAAACGCCGCTTGCAGCACCGCCCCGGGGCTACGAGCTTGCGGTGCAGCTCGACCTCTATCTTGCGCAGCAGGGGGTTGAGGGTGTTGGTGAGGAAGGCCACGTTAGCCATCTCGGCAGACTTGTAGTTGTTGCTCGTGTCGTCGAATACGAACGACGGATGCACGCCGAAGAAACGGCATATCTCGCGCACGCTGAACTTGCGCGTCTCGAGAAACTGCATGTCGGTGCTGCTGAGGGAGATGGGGTCGAACTTGGCCTGGCCCGGCAAAGACACTATGCGCTCGCCGCTACGGAAACGCCCGTCGAGGTCGGTGGCGGTCTTCTCGAGCTCCTTGTCCTGGTACTCGCCAAAGCCGCGCACGCTGGTGTCGTTGCTAACAATGCCGCGCACGTTGCCGCCGTTGGCAAAGCGGCTGAGCGTCTCCTGGTCGCCCGTGCTGGTGATGCTCAGGGCCACGCGGGCAAAGCTGAGCGTGGAAAGCCCAACCTTGCCGTCGTAACTGTAGTTCTTTATGTGTATCACCTCGTCTTCGCCGTATACGCCGCTAATGCCTGCTTGCACATCGTTAATCGTGTAGGTGTCGTTTACCGTGTCATGAGCCACGCACGACGGGCTTACCAGCGCCAGGCGGGCGCACGACATGCTGACCGGGTCGTACTCGGGCACGATGTATGCGTTGCCGCGCAGTAGTATGTGGCGGACTACCATCTGCCAGAAGTCGACGGCCGAAAGCCACGGGCATGGCTGCACGTTGAGAAGGTAGTGCAGGCGGTCGCCGCGGTCTTCAACGAATATGCCGTCCTTCATGCGCATGTATTGCACTGGCAGGCTCGCCACGCTGTCGGCCAGCAGGTTGACGCATCGGTAGACCGTGGCCACGTTCAGCGCGGTGTCGGCCGCGAGCAGGGGGAAGCCCCCGCCCGTCCTTGGGGTGGATGCCACCGGCCCGGGCTTGTCGCCATGCCCGCGCGTAAACATGCTGCGTATTGTATCAAATATGCCCATCCAAAAAAACTAATAGCTCCTACCATACCCGCGAAACGTTGTCTTTGGTGCACATTTGGGGCGTTTCAAGCGTTAAATAACCATAAAACGGGCGTTTTTCCCTTTCTCCGGGAAGTTTTCGGGCGCGATGCCGTGGGGGTTCCGTGGCTTTCGGATGGCGCAAAAAAAGTTGCCCGACGGGCAAAAACAAATGGCCAAAAACTTACATATATGCCAAAGATTATGTGTCTTTGTAGTGTCTAAAGAGATGACAAAAGGGGAATCCGAAAACCTTGAAAAGAGTAGGAGAAAACCAAAAACCGAGCGGATATGAGATTGTTCATTTCATTTCGAGTTTGGAAATTAAGAGTAACGCTATAAATAGCAATCTAATTTCCCGGGAGGGGCAACCCTCCCACTCGGTTTTGGTTTTCAGTGCAAAGATACAAAATAAAGTTCAATCATGGAAGAACAACCAAAGAAAAGAGGCGGCGCACGCCCTGGGGCGGGCCGAAAGAAGAAAGAAGGGCGCGACTGCGCCGTAACGTTTCGCATATCAACGCTGGCCAAGGAACGCCTCGTTGCGTTCGCCGAAGCGCGTGGCATATCGCAGCAAGAGGCAGCCATCATGATATTCGAGGGGCTTGAATAACACGGACACCAAGTTACAAAAAACTTCTCTGTTCAGCAAAAAAACGCAAAAACATTTGCAGGTAATAAAATTATTACCTATATTTGCATCGTAACCAATATATCAAGATATGCCTACGATATTCATACTGTTCGGCTTCCGATTTATGTTCTACGCTAACGACCATGAACCAATACACGTTCATGTAGTGAAGGGCGGCGCATCGGCCAAATTCACGTTGTTCCCTGTCGAGTTGGTGAGGAACAACGGGCTTAAACCATCTGAGATAAAATTGGTAGAGTCATTGATAGATGAAAACCAAGAGATAATAGCCGAGCATTGGAACAGGTTTTTTAACAAGACAAGATAATATGACTATGGAGAATATCAGTGTTGAAAAAGTATGGATTACCGACAATGAAGTGTGGATACGCACTTCTGACGGCAGGGAAGCTTGCGAAAGGTTTGCCGACTACCCCAGGCTTCGCTTCGCCACGCCGGAACAGAGGGCCGCGTTCACCTTGAGCAACGACGGCATACATTGGAGTGAGATAGACGAAGACCTGAGCTTTGAGGGCTTTTTCATGGAGAAGCCATCATCCCCATTATACAACTTGTTCGTGTCGCACCCGGAGCTCAACGCCTCGTCCATCGCGCGCAGAATGGGCATTTCGCAAAGCCTTTTCGCACAATACGTGAGCGGTACTAAAAAGCCGTCTAAAGAAAGGCTTGATGCCATTTTCGAGACAATACGCTCAGTCGGAAAGGAATTGATGGCAATATGACTGGCCATTGTTGACACCGCCCCCGCAGCCCACACAGTTGCGGGGTGGATTGCCGCGCCATACAAAAAAGCCCCGGCGCATCACGCGTCAGGGCTTCAACATTAGCTCTTAAATTTATTATGAAAACGTCCGCATTGCCTTAACGGAATGATGCGGCACTTAATTCCTTTGTAATTTCCGCCATACAAGCAGACAAGCGCGCGTAAGTCTTCTCGCCCGCCGTCTTTATGCCCCTGGCGTACTGGCGCATCAGCGACGGATTTATGCCCGCGCGCCGGGCGATGTCCGTGACGTTGAGGAACGAGAAGTACTCAAAGAACGACTGCAAGTCGTACTTGTACTCAAACTCCACATCATATGGCGTACCACCGCGCTCGATAAAGTCTGCGCGCGCGTCTTCCAAACATACCTGCAAATCGTCCTTTGCGGCCTTTACGGTATCGCCCGCGCTGTTGAGCCCGCCGCCATATACATCAGCCTCTGTGTGACACCAAAACGTGCCATCACCCGCTTGTGAAACCGTTACTAACACTTTTTCCATATCTTTTTGTCGTTGCGTTCATAAAGAAAGAGCCCCACACCATAGTGCGCCATCATTGCCACGCTCCTGAAAATTGGCTGGGGTCAATCCCCAGCCAGTTTTTTCAAGATTTCAAGCGCAAGCCCTGTGCGGACTTCCGCAGCGTGCCTCGGCACCCAATCAAACTTTCCCGTATTGGGATTAATCCATTTGTCGTGCCGTCTTCCGTGTCGTTCAAGGACGCATCCCGCGGCCCTTAACGCCTTTAACAATTCTGACGTTTTCATTGTTGTAAGAGCTCTTTTGGCTTAATTGCCAATGCAAAGGTAACAAAAATGTTATACACATACAAGTGTTTGGGGCATTATTTTCCGTCTCAACATTATTTTTAACATTCCCACATACAAAAAGCCTCATGGCGCAACAGGCCACGGGGCAAAATCCCATACGGGAGTGTCAAAAGAAATGTCGATGGAGACTTTATTTTTCATTCTATCCGGTCGGCGGCGGCGTCAATACGGCGGGCAAGGTCTTTGAGGGCGTCACGCAAGCGGACTTTCTCCGCGTCGGTGAAGTCGCCTTCTCCCCCGTTGCTGCTACGTCCGTCGAGCTTTTGATGCAGCCAAGAACGACTGCGCCCGAAATAGAGCATCGAAAGGTGAGCCCAAGAGATGTCGAGCAAAATGTCGCTCAGATACTGTTTCATTGTCTTGCGGGTGGTTGTATTCGTTTCCATATCCATGTCCTTGTTATTTTAATTGTTTGGTGATAAGCCGACGCGCTGCCGTTCCTGCCGCTGAACTTGTGATAAAGCCACGAGCGAGACTTACCGAAATAGTTCTTGGCCAGATATGCCCAATTAACCTCCTCGTACACGTCATCAAGTACTTGGCGAACCGTCGCCCCCTGTTTTGCATTTGCCTTTTCTTCCATTTAGATTCCTTCCTGTTAAATTGGGGGCGCACCAAAACAGGCACGCCCACGCTGTGCGCCACAAGCCCGATGGCGACTTTTGTTCAATTAAAACGGCTATCGACTGCCGGGGCTTTATGTTAACATTAAAGCAACATTAATCCAGTACCTAAACCGCGCGGACATTTTCGGCCGCGCGGCGTATGCGGTCGGCAAGGTCATTGAGCGCACCATAAAGCCGCTCGGCCTCTTCGGGCGTGAATCCGCCAACGCCGCCGTTGCCGTCAATTCCGTACATCTTTTGCTGAAACCACGAAACGGACTTGTCGAAATAAGTGCGGCTGAACTCGCGCCACGAGACGGCAAGGTATATGTCTCCAACGCGCTTCTTCATGTCCGTTATCTTTTCCTGTTTTTGCTTTATTATCGTTTCCATATTTCACTTTTTTTTAGTTTCACTTAAGGGGGCTCTCCCGGGGCGGGAGAGCCTTTTTGCCTTTAACCTTTTGGCATGTCCGTCATTCTGTCGAATAGGTCTTGCGCATACTCCAACAAACCCGGGTAGCCGTTAGGGTAGCTGCCGCAATAGTTTCTGATAGCCTTGATGAGTTCTTCTTCCTCACTCGTGACTTTGATTGTAATTTCTCATTTTGTTTTCATTGTCGATGTTTATTTAATTGAACAACGCAAAGATACTAATAATTTAGTTAGTAACCAAATCTATAGTGTTAATCGTTCCCGCCAAAACAACTTTCTCACCGCTCGTAATCTATGAACAGGCGCATGCACATCAGCATCGTTATCACCCCGTCTATCTTCTGCGTGGCCTTGCGCTTGATGGGCTTGCAGTTCTCAAGGTTGTCGCTGTCGAGCACGGCGTTGCCGAAGCAGTAGGCGTTGATGGGGTTGTCGTTGATGAACACATGCCCCGTCTTCGCTCCGTGCTCAAAGCTCTCCACCGGGGCGGTGAACACACCGTATGTCTGCCGCACGCCTTTTATAACCCCGGCCGCGCCCGATGCAGCCAGCATGTTCATCACTTCCTGCGATTTCCACGGGTCGTAGCCTATGCCAAGAACGCGCACGCGCTGGTTGAGGTACAGCACGTAGTCCACTATGCGGCGGTAGTCTATCACGTCGCCGTCGGTAAGTATCAGGTGCCCCTTGTCGGCCCACACGCGGTACAGCTTCTCGTTGGGGTGGCCCGGCAGAGCTCCGGCCGGGAAGAAGTAGGCCGTGTGGAAATGGAAGCTCTTGCAGGCCACGTCGTAAAGCCCTACGGTGACCGCGCTGAAGTCGTCGCTCTCGCTCAGGTCGATGGCCACCATGGCGTCGGGCCTGCCATTGATGGCGTCGAGATTCATCGGGCGGCTTATGTGGCGCGCCAGCGTGCTGCTTATCCAACTGCGCTGCTCGTTCTCGGCATACAGGTTGAGCAGCTTGGTGCGGAAAGCCAGCATGGCCTCGCTGCCGTTGCGCACGGCGTTCTTGTACTCCTGCCGGTAGAAGTCCATGCTTACCGTCACACCGAGGTGCGGGTGAACCTTGCGCCACGTGTCCTCGGCGTCCTCAGGGTCGTCGAGGTCGGGCTCGAAGATGTGCGCAAACAGGCTGTCGTCGTCATACTCCCCCAACAGCACCGACTTGTAGCCCTGCAGCATCTCGTAGAACGGCCCGTCGAACACGTCGGATGCGGTGGTTATTATCACCGTGAGCGGGTTCTCGCGCACACCCATCGACGTGGTGAGCACCGTCAGCAGCTCGCTGCTGCGCGCCTGGCTGAACTCGTCCATGATAACCGTGCTGGCGTTCAGTCCGTCTTTTGTGCGGGCGTTGGCCGTGAGGCACTGCGCAAAGGCGGTGCGGTCTTTGCGGCGGCTCTTGATGGTCTGCTCGTTCACTACGTAGCGGCGTTCCTTGGGGTCGAGCCTGCGCATGCAGCCGCGTATCACGTCGAAGCACTTCTTTGCCTGGTCGTTGCTGTTGGCGCCCGTGTAGCTCTCGGCGTTGGCGTCGCCATACAGCAGGTCGTAGATGGCCAGCGACGCCGTGCCCGTGGTCTTGCTGAACTTGCGGGGCACATACAGCACCACCTCGCGCACCACGCGCCGGCCGTCGTGCCAGAACGCGAAGATGCTCGCAAACTGGAAGCACTGCACCGGCGTGAGCCTGTAACGCTGTGGCCCGGCCTTGCCAGGGAAGTGCAGGCTCTCGTAGAAGTCGAAGAACCGCCACACCTCGGCGGCGTTGATGCCGTACTTGCCGCACATAGTGAAAAACCGCGCCACGGCCAGCTGCTCGTAAAGGTTGTGGCCGTCGGGGTTGCCTGCCACCTCGCGCACATAGCCGTCAAGGCGGGCGTCGACCTCGGCCAGACGGTATCGGCCTATGTCGGCGCCAGCCAGCAGGGCCGACACTTCGGCCTTGGCCTCGCGCAGCCTGTCTTTCTCCTCCTCCGTCATTCGTCACCCGGTTTTATAATCCTTGGCTGGCTGCGCTTCTTGACCAGCTTCTTGGTCAGGTCTACAAGCGGGTCGTCTTCCACCTCGCCGGCCAAGTCCTCAGCCGTCAGCCCCAACGCCTTCATCTGCCGCGTGACGAGCTCCTGCGCCTCCTTGGCTATCTTGAACACCGGGTGCGGGGCAAGCTTCTTGCCGTAGCGGGTCTCTTCCCATACGGTTGTCTCGGTGAGGCCGTCTATCTGGTCGTTGGCCATCTCAAGGTTGCGCAACGCGCTCGCCAGCGACACCACCTGCATGTCGAGCCCCTTGCTGTAAAGCTTGTGGGCCTTCAATGCCTTTATTATCTCTACCTTGTAATCGTTAACTGGTTTTGCCATTCTTTCTATTTTTATCATTTCCCTTCAAAAGTTCCGCAATTCCAAAAAATTGCCTACGCACAAAAAAGGCTGCGGGCGGGGTTAACAGTGGCCCCCCGGCCTTAAAAAAAGCCCCCCCGCCCTAACCGTCGCCGCCATCCTCGCCAAAAAATTTCCTTACAATGTCAGCAACATGCCCCGCGTTGCGCTTGCGCGTGGCCTCCTTGCCGCACCGGCCCATCTCGGTGTGGGCCTTGACGTGGCATGCGTGGCACAGCGCCCTCAGGTTGTGCGGGTCGTACATGCGCTGAGCCCTCTCTGCGCGCGTAAATGCTTCTTCCACAGGCCGGATGTGGTGAACCTCGGTTGCCGGGGTCAGCAGCCCCTCGGCCTCGCACGCCTGGCACAGCGGGTGTGCGCTGAGCACGTCGCGCCTGAGCCTCAGCCACCGCGACGTGTGTATCAGCTTTATGTATTCCTTGTCCTTTGCCATATGCAGAATCATTTGAGTTTCTTGTTGTTGTGCCTTACCGGCACAGTGCCGTCGGGCACGCGCTGGGCGTTGCCCAATTCCTCAAACATCGCCTCGATGTACTGCGCGTCATCATCTGGCGGGCCTGCCTTGCCCTCCATCAGGTCGGGCAGTATGCGCGTGTAGGCAGCGAGCATCTCGCCGAGGCTCTTGAAGCCATTGGCATGACGCGCCAGTTGCAGCCTGCGGTAGGTGGCCGAATCCAGCGATATGCTCACGCGTTTCCTGTTCGTCTCGTTCCCGGTGTTCACGTATTGATTTATGCTATTTTTTTATTACGTTGTTTCTCTATTTCAGCACACAGGGCCTCACACCATGAGCGGGCCATGTTCACCTCGACAGCATTGCCGATGAATTTCTTTCTGTCGGCCTGTGTGCCAATTAGCACATAATCTTCGGGGAAGCCCATAATCAACTTCAATTCTGTTTCCTTGAGCATTCGCATTGTTATGTCGACAATGTTGTACAGAGCCATAAATTCCTTGATTTTTACTGTCATAGGACTGTCTGTGTCGTAAATGGGAATACATAGGCTAACGTCAGCAGAAAGTCGTTTACAAGTTACAAGTTTCTGTTTAGGGTTCGTCAATACAGCCGGGCTCGGCTGTTCGATGCTTGTTGTCTGGCCGCCGCCGGAATACTCATTTGCCATGAAATGGCATGAAACAAGCGCCATCCTGTCTTTTGTAGTTAGCGTAGCAGCCGGTGAGTCGCATGATGTGTTGAAGCCGTTTCCGTAATGCACAGATATAAATGCGTGATGGTCTATTGTGGTTATGGTTCCGGCAGGTTCTTCGACAGATATGTTCTTACCATCCGGCGTACCGCCAAATTGCTTTGAGAGGAAAGATACCGAGGCAAGCGCAAGACGGCTTTGCGTAGCAACCGTTGGGCATGGGTCGTCAAGCGATGGCGACACATACTTACCTGTATTTTTGTTCACGCTGTTGTACTTGACCATGAAAGCAGACTTGCCACCTGCCACAAACTTGACCAGCCCGGCATAGATACGCTTAAGTGTGTTTTCTGACAGAGGCTTTTTCCTGTTGAAAATAGACTTGCCCACGTCGTTGAAGTCAAGCACGTCACGGACAGGCTTCCACTTCTTGGCTTCGCCAAACAGTCCACTCCCGCCACTCTTGCTGTGTGTGGGTTCGGGGAATGCGATTGGAAGGCCATGCCTGGCGAAGATGCCGAAGAAGCGCTTGCGTGATGTGTATGCGCCATAGTCGGCTGCGTTCATTATGCGATAGTCGAAGTGGTAACCGTAGCGCATCACCTTGTTGCGCCAATGCACATACGAACGCCCTCGGTCTTTTGACAGCGGCTTGCCGTCGTCGCCAAGTGAGCCCCACGACATGAACTCCTCCACATTCTCGATTTGTATGTAGTCTGGATTGAGGGCCTCAATATAGCGGAATAGATGCTCAGCAAGTGTACGGCTGTCCGCATCGCGTGGCTGCCCTCCCTTTGCCTTGCTGAAATTCGTGCATTCGAGCGAAGCCCAAAGGACGACAAGGGCACCAGGGGTCTTTGCCCTACATTTTTCCACGTGTGCAACCAGTGGGGCCATGTTCAATGTCCGAATGTCTTCGGTGAGGTGCAATGCCCCGGGGTGGTTGGCCGCATGGGAAGCAATAGCCTTTGCGTCATGGTTTACACAGGCTATGACGTCGGCGCAGCGCCTACCGTGCAGACGTGCCGAGTTTATCCCGGTGGAAGTGCCACCGGCACCGCAGAAAAGGTCGATGTATAACAGTTGTTTGCTATTTTGTTCTGCCATGATAAAAAATATTTGTTTTATTTTCGGTTCTGCTGTAAGCTTTTGGATGATATGACTTAATCAGGGATTCATTTCTTCAAGTTCTTCAGTCTATCTCATTGCACAGGGCCTCATGCTCGATGCCGGTCATTTTATAAGTTCAAAATCATAAACGAACACATAGGGATTTGCTTCCCATACGCCTTTTCTGCTCACCTTATTTATGAGGTGAGCAAAGGCTGCTCTCGGCTCGTTAAACGTCACATTGGAACTATCAATCCAATACCACGGGAAATCCCTTGTGGCTTCATGCACACCCTCCTTGATGCAATCCTCGTCCGAAATGTCTTGCAAGCGCTCTACACGAACATCGGTCATGCGGATTTGGTGGGGCATGAGTTCTGCCCGAACAAACATCTTATTGCCCCATCCGGCATTTGTACTGCCTGCTTTTTGGGATATAATCTCCCACGCCGGCACTCCGTTTTCACAAAAACCTCCACAATCACGATAGCTTTGCGCCACAGCAACCACTTCGCCGATTTGATAAGGTGGCCTGCCGAGTTTCTCAACAAAATAGTAGTGATTGATTAACTCGGCACCCTCTAATTTGTCAAAGGTAAGCCCGTAATATTCCTTTTGGAATAGATTGATTTTATCCATCTCTGACTGCTGAATAACCCGTCTTGTCTGCGTCTTTCTGCCATCAAGCACCGCTTTGGTGAGCAGAAATTTATCATTGAACATTATCTTCTTAGTCATTCGTCCAAAAGATTTAGTGACATTTCATAATTCATCTTTTAATTGTTCGGAACGAGGCTTCGTTGCCGAAGCCAACGATTTGCATCATTTCGCGGAAACGGTCGGCAAAGCGCCCGTCGGTGGCTATTAGCTCCTTGTGCATGTTGCAGCGGTGGCGCGCGGCAATCAGCTTTTCGCCAAAGGTGCGCTCCGTCCGCGCGCTTATCGGTGTCGATATGTACAGCTTCATTTATTGCCCTCCTGCGTGTTTTGTTTTGTCGGCTACCCATTTCCTGTAGTCGCGGTCTATCTCGTTCCAATACTTGTGCCCTTCAGGCGTCTCGCCCCAAAAGAAGGCGGAGCTTATGGCTTCCGACGGCCTCATCCATTCCAGGTATGTCCCAATCGTCTCGGCCTGCTCTCTGCGGATAAACCTTGCGGCGAAAGCATCGTAAACACCACGCTCCCTTAGCCATTGCTCGATTTGCCCCGGGCTCACTACGGCAGTTATCTTTTTTCCCATAGCTTATTTCCTAAATTGTTAACTCTTAATTATTTTAATAGTTTGCTTATCGAGCTCACCATCGACTGCCTCTTGCTCTGCTCCGACGGATGCACGTAGGTGTTGAGCGTGGTGGAGACGTTACGGTGCCCCAGTATGCTGCTCACCGTCTTTACGTCGACCTTGCTCTCTATCATCAGCGTGGCGAAAGTGTGGCGCAGCCCGTGGAACCTCACCTCGCGGTCGATGCCGCACTTGTTGCGTATGAAGCGTTGGTAAGATTCCCTCAGCCAGCGGGGGTTTGTTGGCTTCTCGCCCATCGAGCATATATACAGGTCGGGGTCTTTGCCCTTGCAGAGCTTCTTCGCCAGTGAGAACACCCCGGGCACTATCGGAACCTCGCGGCGCGACGATGCCGTCTTGGGCGAGCCTACCATCATCTTGCAGTGCCCCCCGCCCTCAGCCTGCGGGCAGTAGATGAACTGGACACACCTATTCACGGAAACAATCTTCCTTTCGAGGTCTATGTCCTTGACCTTAAGGCCGCAAACCTCGCCTATCCTCATTCCGCCGCATATCGCCAGAAGTATGCACAGCGTCTTTGGCGACGGGTTGGCATGGCACATAGCCACTATCCTCTTGAACTCGTCGCGCGTGAATGAATCGGGGCGCGCCTCGCCGTCGACGTTCCTTGTCGGCCACTTCAGCTTCCAGTGGGCGTGGGCGTCGAGCCCGAGCTCCTCCTCTGCATAGTCCACGAGTTGCCTTAGCACATTGAGCATATCCCTGACGTAGCGCCTTGACAGCCCATCGGCCAGCTTGGTGTAAAGGAAGTTCTGCGCGTCTCTCTTGCTGATTCCCTCCACTTCCCTCTCGCCGAAAGCAGCCCGCACGTGGAAGTAATAAATGGCCTCATAATTGATTGCCGTAGAGGGCTTCACGCACAGTTTCTTGTCCTCCACCCACATCTTGAAAACTTCATCCACTTTCATAGCCTGTACTGTTGTTTTGTTTTTGTTGGCCCAGTTGCCTTATTATACCTTTCTCACGCTCAGACAATTCAAGTACCTTTGGTTGGCGACAATCACGCTCCTTGGCCCGCTCCTTGGCCTCCGCCGCTGCGTCAGACAGCAGCAAGCCTCCGCCGAATATGGCCGGGCCTCCTTTCTGGCAGTCAAGCCGACTTATACACACGCCCTCGCCCCGGCGTATGGTGTGGCACTTGCCTGCCGAGGCTTCCCGTGTTTCCTTGCGCCCGGCCGTTTCTCCCTGTGTGCCGCCGCGCTTTCCAATACCGCACGAACGGCCCCACGCCCACGCCTGTTTCAGCGCCTCGAACAGCCGCTTTCGCTCGGCGGAATCGCAGAAGCCGAACGTGATGGCATAACTGCCGCAATCGAACGCCCGCGGGTCGCGCTCGGGGAACAGTATGCGGCGTGTGTTTTCCCTTATCTCGGCGGCGCGTGCTGCCGGCGGGGTTGTCGGTAAGTTGCTTTCTGTCTTGTTCATGTCGTTTGTCGTTGTTGTCATTCGTTGTGTCTGTCGATGTTTTCTTGCCGAGTGCCGCCCGCGCGATTCAGCGGGTGTGTCGTGTCGGCGGGCTTGTACTTGGCGCAATACTGCTCCCACGAGATGGCGCGCTTGCGGCTCGCTTCATTCTCACGCTCCCTCATCTCTTGCTCACGTCGGCTGTAGGCTTGCAATCGCTCTTTCATGAACTCGCGCAGTGAGGTGGTTATCACAAGCGGGTCGACGGAGCCGTAGAACCGCCCGTAGCGGCCTGACTTGAACCTGTAGAGGAACAGCATCACCTCGGAGACTTTCAGAAAATGAAACTCCGACGCTATCACCCCGGCACACTCTTCAAGCGGCTTGCCTTGCAGCTTATCCCTGCAGCCGCAATACTCCGACAGGTTGTAGAGCTGCGGCACGAGCCACGCCGTGGCCGTGTTGCTGCCGTAGGCCCTTTTGACGGCTCCCAGCGTGGGGTAGTCGCCAAAGAAACAATTGGCGGCGTTGGTGCATATCTGTTGCTGCCTGCCGGGATTGAACGCGGCGACAAACTCCTTGCGGTCACCGTACCTCTGCACCATCATCCTCTGCGAGCAGGCGGGCAACGGTGCTGGCTGCGTCTTCGGCTCTCTGCCTTGCCGTTGCATTATCTGGCCTATCTGTTCCATTTGCTGTGCTGTTATATTGTTTTTCCCTGTTGGCCCATGTCTTGAGCCGCCTTGACAAGTCCCACGTCCGCTCAAGCTCACAGCGCATCTTGGTCTTGCTGCGGTTTGGCTCGCTCCAATACTCAAAGAAACACCTGATGAGCTCTTTGCCATACACCGGGACGAAAGGCACGAGTGAATCGTAGAAAGCCGCCTTACGGCCTTCTAAGAGAGTAGCGACGTCAGTCGCGGCCTTTTTCTTTGCACTAACGTTAGTTAGTGCTTCTTTTTCTATATCTATATCATTAACACTATCATATACATTATCTGTTAGGTTTGTTAGGTTTGTTAGCCCTTGTTGTGGCTTGTTAGTTTTGTTAGGCTTTGTTACGGCTTGTTGTGCCTTGTTAGCTTTGTTAGGCTTTGTTAGGTTTGTCGGGCTTTCAGCCTCTTCTGCCTCATCGCCGCCCTGCCCTTGACTGCCGTCGGCCGCTTCCCCGCCGCCATAGCGCGAGGCCATGCCCTTTTTGCCGGCCTCACTCCGCCTCTTTACGGTCTCGTCATACTTCGCGTTGTTCGCGTCTATCTCTTTCCTCATGAAGGAGAATGCCATCTTTGCCAGCGGTTTCAGTTCCGACAGCCTCCCCGACGCGGCATACTCTATTATCGCGTCGTAGACTTCGAGCCTGACCTCCGCAGGGAAATCCCTTAGCACCTCCTGCCAGTCACAATTAAAGACAAAATTCTTTCGCATACGCTTATTTTCGTTTTAGGTAGTCGCGCACCTCTCGCACAAAGTCGTCGAGCGAGCGGCAAACCACGTATTTATACTCTCCGTCGCCACACACAGCCTGCTGCCACCATCGTTGGCTTTGGCTCTGGCGTCCTGTGGCCGTCTTCATCTCAATGAGCAGCGCGCCATGTTGGCCGTTGCTTTTGAGCAGTATCAGGTCGGCCACACCGGCAACGACGCCCTCGGCCTTGAGCTTTGCACCCGCCACGGCGTCGCGCCGCCCGCCGTTGGGCACGGCGAAAAGCCTGCCCCGCAAATGGGAGTACTGCAGGTTGAACCACCTCACGCAAGCCTCTTGCAGCCTGTGCTCGGCATCACCGCATCTTCGCCGCGCCTTCAAGTTGGATTTTTCAATCAGTTCGTCAAGCCTCATCATCTGCACTGTCAAACAGTTTTCGCCTTTCACTCTCCGCCCGTTGCTTGCGCCACCGGGCATAATGCTCCCTGTGCTCGGAATAATACATCCGTTGCCTAAAAAGCCTCGCTTCTCTGTTGCGCATATACCGCTCGTGGTCGAGCCTCTTGCGCCGCTGCATTGCTGTTTCCATAGTGGCTGCAAAAATTAAAAACCAAGAAGTAAAAATGGGCTGCGCGGTGTCAGTCAAATGCAATTGTCTTAACTCCTTTACTCCCTAACTCCTTAACTCCTGATTCCTAAAACGGCAAATCGTCGTTCTCCTCCGCCTGTTGCGGTTGTGGCGGCTGCTGAGGCTGTGGCCCCTGCTGAGGCTGTGTAGGCTGCTGCCCTTGCTGGTGGTCAGCCTTTTCCCCGTATGGCTCAACCTTGTATGCCCTCAGCGTGTTGAAGTACTTGAACTCGTTGGTGCCGGGGTCTTGAAATTCCCGTCCTTGGATGTCATAGCTCACCGTGACGGCATCCCCCGGCTTGTAGTTGTCAAGCTGCTTCATCAACTCGCCGCTGAACTCAAAGCTCGGATAATTGTCATACTTCGGCTCGCCCGTCACCGGGTCGTATCTCTTGGCGTCGACTACAAGCAGCCTTTTGTAAAAGCTCTTGCCGCTCTTGCCCTTTATCTCCTGCACGGGCGTTATCTTGTGTATGCGCCCCGAAATTGTGTTGCTCATATATGCTGCCTTTTTTGTTAGGAAACTCAATATAATGTAAATGCGCCCCCGCTCCAATCGAATGGCAGCACCACAGTTGTGCGGCGGGGGATGTGCAGCCTGTCTTCACAGACAGATTGCGTCAGGAGTAATGATAATGATTTTATTAATAGCGCAACCTATCTTCACAGGCCGGTTGCGCCGGTACACTTTAAAAACAATCAAATATTGCCTATTATGGTTGGCTAAAGTTCACCCGCACCGATTCGGTCGGCGGCATCGCGCCGTCTGCGGGGGATGTATTTTGCGCGCAGTGGCTTCGCTTTCGTGCATTGCCCTATATGCCAAAGAACGCAGTTGTTCAGCGCGGAGGCCCGGGGAATCGAACCCCGGCCGGGCCCGCGCGCCCGGGCTTCTTGATTTGCAGCGCGCTCCCATGCCCCCGTATGCGGGCGGCCTTCACAGGTGGCCCGCAAAAATAAAAGTATATGTGTCGATTATGGATGAAAAATACTCATCGTGCACGCTTGCACGCCAATCAAACTAACTTATGAAAAACTAACTTATATAACTATCCTTGCCATTGTACGCTGACGCCTGCTGCCATGCACTGGCCACGGCAAAGCGCCTGCCGCCATTGCGTTGCCGGCCTTGCTTACATCACCACTTACGCATGGTCATGCCGATATTATCAATCCTGCCATGCCGGTTATTATCGCTGCCAAGCACAATGCCGGAACGTATGGGGCGTGGGCCTTCATGTTGCATAGTTCACTCATGTTGTCCTCAACCAGCTCTTTCATGCTTCCAACATTGTCAATGTCCTAATTACGCTGTTTAGTTCATAGTGCCGTAGGGTCTGCGCACGCGCTCACGGCGTCAAGCACCTCAACGGCGGCGAGGGCGCGCTTTATCTCTGCTTTAGAGTAGCACAGGGGCGAGTTCTTGGCCGTGCCGCGACGCCTCGGCTTTATCGCGCCCATCTTCACGAGCTTCTTGAACAGCCCGCGGTCGGCGTAGGTCATCTTCAGCCATTTCTCTACGTCTGCCTTCCTTATCAGGTCTTGCGCGGGCTCGTATGCCTTCACCGCGCCCATGAAGCCCACCTGCACGTATTCAGACAGCAGGCGGTTGAGCCTTGAAAATTCCATCACCACCTTCATGCGCAGCCCTCCCGTTTGCCAACCACCGTCACGCCGTCGATGGCGCCTTTCGTGCCACCATCAAATTGGAAAAACTTTCTCGTCTTCATCGTTCTTGCGATTTAGCTTTTTGTACGGATAAGCCTATCCGTTGTTGATTACTCTCACTTTCTTCGTCACGCTGTCTACGCTCACGGAATATTTCCTATACCCCGCCTGCATGTTCAGCTCGCCCGCCTTTGTGCGTAGCGATGGCACCTTCACGTCGTCCAACGAGAACGTGAGGATGTTGCCGGGCTCTATCCTTGAGAAGATGTCCTTTAGCCCGTCTCTTCTCAGTCCATACTTTTTCCTTTCCATATTCACTGCTTGTTTTTATTCGTGGTGCAAGCGGGAATCGAACCCGCAGCCTCAACCCGACGCCATTAGCCGCCGTTGCACCTACCTTGATTGTGGCAAGCCGTCTTAACTGTTTTGCCCCTTGGGGCATCCGTTGAGGACGCCGCCCCTGTATTCATCGGCAAGTGTATCCACCCTACTTGCCGCGCAGCTCTCTTGCAACCCTATTGCCATAACGTTCTTATTGTTTTTTATTTATTATTGTTTACGTTTAACTGTCAGGCATTCGTTGCAGTCAGCATTTTGCAATACCTTTGCAGTGACACAAAACACCACTAAAAAATGAAAACAAAAGAATGGTACATTGAGCAAGTCAAATTATTGCGCTCTGAACTCGACGCCGCTTACAACGCCGATACCAACGTGAGCGACGATTTCGAACAGCATGAGACAACCGCAGCAGACGATGTGGTGCTGCGCCTCATCATGCTCATCTATTCGTATGACAAAAACTTGCCTCTCAATATCGACGCCGCCAAGCTCAGGGAAGTCAGATTTATTCCGGCTTGGGAGAGCCGAAACGTTGCCGAACGGCGGAAAATTGAGCGGGTCATGGATGCCTTCACTGAGTATCTGTCCGACCTTGCTGACGATTAGTATCGGGGCGACCGTAAAACAACGCCCTGTAACTTTTGTATTGCTCCCTCACCATCGCGGGCAAGTCTCCTAACGTGTCCGCGATGTCGATGTCCATGTTCTCTACTGACAGCGAAAACGTGGGATATCCATCACCTTTCTCGGGGATGTTGAACTCAATCTTTACTTTCTTCATAGCTCTTTGTTATTTGTTTTATAAAACTGCTCGGCGCGTACGGCACAGATGGATGCCAAGCACCGCGCCTCGCCATTGTGGTGCAAGCGGGAATCGAACCCGCAGCCTCAACCCGACGCCATGAGCCGCCGTTGCACCTACCTTGATTGTGGCAAGCCGTCTTAACTGTTTTGCCCCTTGGGGCATCCCTTTCTCTCGCCATGGTTAAACACATCGAGGCTTTCGCCCCGTCTTCAATCCCATAATGTTTTTCAGATAGAAAAACGCCTCTTTTGTGCCAATATGCCAAAGACCGATGCCCCTTGATTGGGCCAAGTGGTGCAACTCAATTCGATTGCAGGGCCGCGTCTCAGGTCGCGCCCGGTTGCACCTAGGGGGTTACCATGTCACCCTTTTTCGTCTGTTGCCTACCCATATATGTGAATCACCGCGCCGTCACTGCATGTCCTCCAGGCTCTCCTTGCCCAATGCCCACGCCAAGGTGGCGAACATCGCGCCCCCTACGATATGCCACCACGCATTGCACATTATTCCCACCGCCACGCTGACTATGGCGTACAACGCAATGGATATTGCGCCAACAAACCTAAAATTCACCTTCATATCGTTTCCCCTTTCCGCCGGTTGCCCGGCTGTTTCTGTTGCCTTTCTGCGGGCCTCAACTCTGAAGGCTATTTGCTTCGCAATCAATATCCGCTTTACAAACTCACGGTCGTATTTGTTCTTTGGAAAGAACACCGCCCCGTTGTACGCGTTTGGGTAAGCCTTTATCGCAGTCAACTCCGCCACCATCGCTACCAGTCCGCCGAGTGTTGCGGCGGTCTCTGGCGTTGCCTGAGCTACTATTACTTTTGCCTTCATGCCCTTTGTTATTTTTATTTATTATTATTAACGTTTAACCCACAGACACACTGCAATGTCAACCTAAATTGATACATTTGCAAATGTGTTACCGTTTACGAGTGCAAAGATAAGCATTTTGGTTTGTTACACAAGAAATACGAAACCTTTTTGGTTGTTTTTAATATTAATTAAGATTCAAGGGTATGGAAATTGTTGCCTCCAAGTTAACTAACTTCTTTAAAGATAAAGGGTTAAGTCAAAAAGACGTTGCAGAGCTAATGGGCACGTCTTCTGCATACATAAACGCCATCTTAAACAACAGGAAAGATGTCGGAAAAAAGCAGGCCGCGAAAATGGGAAACCTTTTTGGTTTGTCCGCTTCATGGCTTCTTACAGGCGAGGGCGAAATGTTTACAGCTACTGATGCACCCAAATCACCACTCGCAAAAGATGATAAAGACGGCGTTGCCCCTTCCAATTTCCATGAAATAACATATTTTCCCAACGTCGACGGCTCCATGGGTGGTGTGCAGTTCATGGATAACTCAGCCGAGACGCGCGAGGTAATAGTAATACCCGGGTACTCTGACTGCAAGCTCGCCATCAACGCATACGGTGATTCCATGCATCCGCTAATCAAGAGCGGGCAAATCGTGCTGATGGCTGAATGGCAGGAGAGTTTCATAGATTGGGGAAAGATATACCTTGTTGTAACCAAAAGCGGCTATCGCGCCATCAAGCGGCTGTTTCCCGGGAGCGACGGCGAGCACATCACCTGCAAAAGCGAGAACGAAACAAGCCACCCGCCCTTTGAGGTGGAACGCGCGGACATCTTGAAAATCTTCATTGTCAAAGGGTGGATTTGCAGGGATGTGATTTAAGCCGCCCGCACCTTAAATCATGTTAAAACACGGCTACAACTACATAAAAAAGGCCGCTTTTGTTTGTATAGTACAAATAAAAATATTATCTTTGTAATGTTCAAACAAAAGTAATACAGCATGAAAAGAAGAGTAACATTAACCGAGGCTGAATTTGACTTAATCGAGACAGTCAGAAATTACAAAAGAAGCTACCCAAACGGCGACCCCAGATTAAGATGGGCTTTGTACACTATGTTTGCAGAACTACTCGATGAGCCTCTTGAAGACTAAACAACACGCCCCGCTGCTCTTGCGGCGGGGCATAAAAACATAAATGAATTATGGCAACAATGACACTAAAAAAGGAAAAGGCAGGCACAATGAAGGCGCAACTTAAAGACATACTGCTTTCCATATCATGGGCAGACCTCTCAAAAACCTATTTCGGAAAGTCCAACTCTTGGCTCTACCACAAGCTCGACGGCATAGACGGCAACAAGAAGCCCACCGAGTTCACAGAGGCAGAGAAAATACAGCTGAAAGGCGCGTTGTGCGACCTTGCCGACCGCATACGCCGCGCTGCAGACACAATACAATAAGCCCCGGTACGTATTACACCGTTGAACAAAAGCCGCCACCGGGCTTGTGGCGCACCGCCCTCCGCCATCTGGCGGGGGGCTTACCCTAAAACATACAGCCATGGCAAAAATGATTTTCACACCCGCCGCCCCCAAAAGATAATTCACGAATCTGTATAAACATCAAAAGGACAAAGACAATGAGAAAGGTAAACGCAATTATCGAAAGGGCGAGCGACGGTACATATAGCATCTACAGCGACGCCGATGATTTGGGCTATTTGGTAACGGGCACCGGGCAGACCGTAGAGGAAGCCAAAAAGCTTTTCGAGGGCGGATATAGCGACATTAAAAAATCATACGAGCGACACAATGAGCCGTTTACTGAGGTGGAAATGGTATACCAATACGACACGGCCGCATTCCTTGCCAACTACACAAAGGCTTTCACGCTTGCGGGGCTGTCGCGCATAACGGGCATAAACCAGGGGCAGCTGTCTCACTACGTCACGGGGCATCGCGTGCCATCTGCCCGCACAAAGGAGAAGATACAAAAGGCTATACACGACTTTGCAAGCGAGCTCCTGACCGTGCGCCTCGCTTGATGAGGCTCTTGAATACTAAACAAAACGCCCCGCTACCGGGCGGGGCTTAAAAAACAATACGACTATGGCAACAATGACATTAAAGGAAACGCAAAAGGGAACGATGAAAGCGCAGCTTTACGATTTGCTCATTTCCATCTCGTGGGCCGACTTATCCAAAAGGTACTTTGGCAAGTCAGGCTCTTGGCTCTACCACAAGCTCGACGGCATAGACGGCAACAAGAAGCCCACCGAG